CTGCTTTCTGGGAGAATATCAGTACAACTTGGGAAACTACTTAATGTCATTTACTATAAATAAAACAGCAAGTGTTACTAACCTATCAAAAAGGTTAAAAGAGGCACCTAATGTTATTACTCAAAAGGTTCAAGCTATTATTAATCAAAGTGTGATTAATATAGAAAATAACGCAAGGGCTCGTGCTCCATACGGTGAAACTTACAAATTAAAGGGTTCTATTTATAGCACTCCTTATAATATGAATGCAGGAGCAAAGGTTGGGTCAACTGCGTATTACTCTCCATTTGTTGAGTTTGGTACTGGGCCATCTTTCCAAATACCATATTATAGAAACTTAAATATGAATAAACTTGAGGGCTATGCACAGACGTTTAAACGAAATAACGGAAATGTAGTAAATTTGCCCCATAGACCATTCTTATTCTTATCGGCTTCAGAAGAACTATATAAAATGGTTAATAAAATAAAAAAAATTAAAATATAATGGCTACTCTTCAAGGTAAAGCGGTAAAAAATACATATAGACAAGTACTACAGATTGGTGCTAATAATGTTGGAGTAAGTGGTACTTTACAGCCAGTTCAAGATGGTGCAGGTGTAAACACTGCTTTATCTCTTTCTACTTTAGCTGCAACTGTTAATGGTGATTTAACTATTACTGGCGACTTGATTATTACTGGTGGTGGCTTACAGATTAAAGAATTAATTGATGATACAGTAGCTAACTTAATTAAGAACGGTACTGGTATCACATGGACTTATAATGATGCTGGTGGTACTTTGACTGGTAACTTTACTGGAACTACAAGCGTTGTACCAGAAGGTAGCAATTTATACTATACTCAAGGTAGATTTGATTCAGCTTTCGCTGCTAAGAGCACAACGAACTTGGCAGAAGGAACGAATCTTTATTTTACAACTGCAAGAGGTAATGCAAACTTTGCAACTAACCTTGCGGCAAGTGACACAGATGATTTAGCAGAAGGTGCTACTAACTTGTACTTTACTAATGCAAGAGCAAGAACTGCTTTAAGCGTAACTGCTGGAACTGGTCTTTCTTACAATAACACAACTGGTGTTTTTAACTTAGCTGCTATTCCTAATGCAAGTTTGACTAATAGCTCAATAACTATTAATGGTCAAGCGGTATCTTTAGGTGGTTCAGTTACTTTGACTACAACAAACATTGCTGAAGGAACTAACTTATATTGGACAGAAGCGAGAGGTAACTCTAATTTTGCAACTAATTTAGCTGCTTCAACTACAACTAACTTAGCAGAGGGCACCAACCTATATTACACTCAAGCAAGATTTGATACTGCTTTTAGCAATAAGAGTACCACTAATTTAGCTGAAGGAACTAACCTTTACTATACACAAGCAAGATTCAATAGTGCTTTAGCTGCAAAGACTACTACAGATTTAGCAGAAGGCACAAACTTATATTACACAGATGCTCGTGCAAGACTTGCATTATCATCATCAGCGACTGGATTATCTTATGCTAACAATAGTGGTGTATTTAGCTTAACTGCTGGTTATGCTATTCCTACAACAGTTAAATTAGGTCAATACGATATAGCTTACAATCGTTCTATCGTATCTGCTGCAGTAACTGGTACATCAACAAAGACTTTAAGCCTAACTCAACAAGATGCTAACGTAATAACAGCAACTTGGACTGACCAAGGTATAACAACAATAAACGGAACTGCAAATCAAATTGCAGCTACAACTGTAGGTAACACTACAACAATAGGATTTACTAATGATGTTACAATGCCAAACAACTTAGTTGTAAGTGGTAACTTAACTATTAATGGTACTGCAACTTATGTAAATACAGAATCAATATCTTCTAAAGACCCATTGTTTGAGGTAGCTAATACTAACAATACAACAGATGCGGTTGACATTGGATATTATGGTAGATACTATGATGCTGTTCAAGAAAGAGTAGAGTTTACTGGTTTATTCAGAGATGCTTCTGATGCTGGTAAGTTTAAGATATTTACTGGATTAGTAGATGAGCCTACAAACGTAGTTAACACTACTGGAACTGGTTATACAGTTGCAACTTTAGTTGCTAACGTAGATGGTAACTTAAATGGTACAGCAAATGCTGCAAACATCTTATCTACTGCAAGAACAATAGCCGCAAGTGGTGATGCTACTTGGTCAGTTAGCTTTAATGGCTCTGCAAACGTAACATCTGCTTTAACATTAGCTAATACTGGTGTTACTGCTACAACTTACGGAACTTCTACTGCTGTGCCTACAATCGCTGTAGATAGCAAAGGTAGAATTACAAGTGCTTCAAATACAAACATTACTTTCCCAGTTACAACCGTAAACGGATTTGCTGGAACTGTTGTTTTAACAACATCAGATGTTGCTGAGGGAACAAATCAATACTTTACTACAGCAAGAGCACAAGCATCTATTACTGGTGGTGCATCAAGCGTAGTAACTGCTAACTTAACTGCTTCAAGAGCATTGGTTTCTGATGGTAGTGGTAAGATTGCAGCAAGTGCAACTACAACAACTACAGAGATAGGTTATTTAGCTGGTGTTACAAGTGCTATACAGACTCAGCTTAATGGTAAGTTAAATTTAACTGGTGGCACTTTGACTGGCGGATTAATCGGAACTACTGGTAGCTTCTCAAGTAGTGGTAGTGGAGATACTTTCACTATTGGCCATACAAGCGGAAGCGGCATAGCTCTAAACATAACTAAAGGAGGTAACGGGGAAGGCTTGTATGTAAACAAAACAAGTGGTAGTGGTAACGCTGTTACAATAGTTGGTAATTTAGGTGGTACTACTGCATCATTTAGTGGACTATTAAGTGGTACAAGTGCTACGTTCTCAAGTACTATATCTGCTTTATCATTTACAAGTACAGGAGTAAGCAATGGTAGTGGTAGAGTTAATGTTCAAGACCAAGATGGTAGAGCAGCAGCATTTATATCTCCAACCCCTCTTGGTGGAGTAGCATCAATCGGTAGTACAACAAATCACGATTTTAGAATAAATACGGGAGATTTCAACGCTTTATATTTAGGAACAAAAAGCGGAGTTAATTGGTTAACTTTTGCTACTACTGGTGCTGCTACATTTAATTCTGGCACATCTTTAAGTGCAGCATTTAATTCAACTACAAATAATCCATATATAAGATTTGACCAAAGCGGTGCTGCTAAATTATTTATAGGTGAAAGAAGTGCAGTTAGTGGAAGCACTGGAACTGGTTATGATTTATATACTGCGGCTGGTAATGATTTAAGATTTTTCACTAATAGTTCAAGCAATGCTGCTTTGACTATTGCTACTACTGGTGCTGCTACATTCTCAAGTAGTATTAGAGCAAACGCGGCAAGTACTATTTATGGTGCAACACAAGATGCGATTCAAACTATCTTTACTTTGGGTGGACAAAATGCATCTGCACAAGCAAAAGAATTATACTTTAGATTAACCGCAAGTGGCACTCCGCAATGGACATTACAAACCGCATCTGTTGGTGCTGACGCAGATATTAACATTTACCCTAGTGGTGCAAATGGATTAAAAATTGCTTATTCTGGTGCTGCTACATTCTCAAGTAGTGTAACAAGTGCTACTAAATTTATAAGTTCTGTAGGTAATAATAATATAGTTTTTGAATCTTTAAGTGCAACAACGGGTTTTCAGTATATGCAATTATTAAACACTACTGCACATACTATTTTTGGAATTGAAGGAACTGCCGCGGGTTCACTTTTAACAGGTGGTTTAGCTTATGGTTCTGTTTTTACAAGTGTAGGAAATACTGCCTTACAATTAGGAACTAATCAAACGGCAAGATTAACAATTACAAGCGGGGGTGATGTTGGAATAGGAGATAATACTGCAGCTGGGTATAAAATCAATATAGTAAATGCAAGTAGTGTTCCTTATGGAATGCGTATGTATTATTCATCTGTTGCACCTAATATAACTGGTGATAATCAGTTTATTATTTGCGCTGATACATCAAATAGTAAATTTGCAGTTTGGTCAAGCGGCACTGTTCAAAATAGAACTGGAGTGTATGGTACTTTATCAGATGAAACATTAAAAGAAAATATAGTTGATACTACCCCTAAACTTGATAACTTATTAAAATTGAAAGTTAGAAACTTTAATTTTATTGGAGAAGATTTAAAACAATTAGGATTTGTTGCACAAGAAATGGAGGAGGTATTCCCTAATATGGTTGATACCGATAAAGAAGGAATTAAGTCAGTTAAGACAACTGTATTAATACCAATGTTAGTAAAAGCCATGCAAGAGCAACAAGCTCAAATAGAAGAATTAAAAGCTATGATTGCAGCTAAATAATTTTACCTAAATTTGTAAAAATACCAACTATGAAAAAGATTGAACTAAACGAAGAGCATTTAAAGTCATTAGAGGCGTTTATAAACACTATTCCTACAGCCTATGGATTACCATTGCTGAAGTTCTTAGGTGAGCTAAATGAGGCTCAAAATGGCCAACAAACGGATTCTAAAGAAGTAGAGGTAGAAGGATAATGAAAGACTGCGGATATGCTATACGAAAGGCTTATTTCGACAAGATAAATGCTAACAACTACGAGTTATCGGTATATGATACCATAGCTCCAGATGGTGCCGAGCCTCCATTCTTGTTGATAAGTTCTCAGACATCAGTAGAGAATAGTGACAAAACAAGCTATAACTTTGATGTAAGCATACAGTTTGACATAGTGTATAGGACATTTAAGTCTGGTGAAGTAGGTCAAAAAGCCGTAGACCAATGGGCTAATGACTTATTGGAAATCATAGGAGTAGCTCCTGCAGATTACCCAAATGCTTCTCCAGATTTCAACATAGTTACAAGGAATATGGTGTCAAACCAGGCTACTTTTGACTATGTAGAAGAAACATATATTTTTAGAAGAGTTATAGTGGTAAACCACTTTGTA